AGTTCCTGGCGGTAGCCCAGTCGGACCTCGCCCGCGTGAAGGGCCTGGCCGACAAGGCGGACCGCGCGCTGACGCTCGACGAGTCCCGCATGGTCGCCTCCTACGTCCGCTCGCTGTCCGCGCTGGCGCGCGACCGAAGGAAGGCCCGCGCCAAGGACGACCTGGCCGACAAGTCCACCGAAGAGCTGGTGGAGCTCGCCATGAGCATCCCCGAGCTGCGCGAGCTGCTGGAGCGCCGATGACCGCCATCGTTCCGGGCACCGAGCGGGACGGCGGGCCCTCGGACCTGAACCTGGTCTACGACTCCTGGCTGCGCAGCTACCGGAAGAGCCAGCCCGAGATGCGGGACACCGACTACTACGCCTTCCAGCGGCGCCGCATCGACCGGCTGCTGCGCGGGCCCGGGTACGTGCGCATCATCCACCCGACGGGCGCGCCCTCGGTGATCGCGGCCTGGGCCTGCCTGGACGTCGCCCCAGCGGTCGCCCACTACGTGTACGTGCAGCAGGAGTACCGGCGCCGGGGCTTCGCGCGCCAGCTCCTGCTCGGCCGCGGCGTGGTGACGCACCTGACTGAGGGCGGGAAGCTGCTGAAGAGCCTGATGGAGCTGCGGTACCTGCCCCACCTGCTGGACGGGCCGCTGTGAGCGCCGGCGACGTCATCGTCCGGCTGGCGGCGTTCGCGACCATCATCGCGCTCGCCTGGTTGTTGCGAGACAAGTGAACGCCCAGCAGATCCTGGCCGAGCTCGCCCGCCGGGCAGGCGCGAAGCGCTGGGATCCGGTCGCCTTCGCCGGCGGCCACGGCCCCCAGCTGTCGTTCGTGACTGACCGGTCGCCCTTCACGCACGTCATGTGTGCCCGGCAGAGCGGCAAGACGTGGGGCGACGACTTCATCCTGGGTGAGAACGCCACCGAGCACCCGCGCAGCGTGGGCCTGTTCCTCGGCCTGAAGGGGACCGGCGTGAAGGTCTCGAACTGGGTGCCCATCTGGAAGCAGGGGCTGTGCGAGCGCCACGGCGTGCCGCCCGACTGGCATAACGAGACGTCCATGGTCACGACCTGGCCGAATGGCTCCCGGGTGATGTTCGGAGGCACGGACGACCTGAGCAACGTTCGCAAGTTCCTGGGGAACAGCCTTCGGAATTACGGGATCGTCATCATCGACGAGGCGCAGGACCAGCCCCCGCAGGTGCTGAAGTACATCCTGAACACCCTGCTGGTGCCGATGCTCGGGCCGAAGTCGCGGATCATCTTGAGCGGCGTGCTGCCGGACGTCCCGGCCGGCCCGTTCTTCGACCTGGCCCACCCAGCGTCCCTCGAAGGCGAGAAATGCACCTGCAGCGCCTGGCGTCACCACGAATGGGGGAGAGCAGCCAACATTCACACGCCGGAGGCGATGGACCAGCTCCAGCGCTACATGGCCTCGCGCAACCTGACGGTCGACGACCCGCAGATCCAGCGCGATTGGTACATGCACCGGGTGTGGGATATGGCCGCGACGGCCTACCGCTACTCCCGCGAGCGCAACGGCTACAAGCCCGAGGTCCCTGAATGGCTCGGTGACGTCGACTGGGAGCACGGAAAGGCGCGCGCCGCCGTGCCGCACGAGGGGATCGACCAGTTCACCATCGGCATCGACCCCGGCGGCGGCGACCGGACCAGCATCGTGGTGTGGGGCTGGGGCGAGAACACCCACGAGCTGCAGCACGTGTTCGAGTGGGTGACCCCCAGGGACACGGCCGTGCCGCTCTCCGAGATCGCGTCCACCCTGGCGGTCGCGGTGGAGCACTACCCGACCACGGACATCTTCTGGGACCCGGGCAGCGGCAGCCTGGAGATCGACACCTTCGGCAACGACTACGGCATCCCGCTGGTGCGCGCCGCCAACAAGACGGACTTCCCCGGCCAGGTGCGGCGCAACAACGACCTGCTGTCGAAGGGCTGGATCCAGGTGATGGAGGGCTCAGCGCTCGAAGAGGACTACCAGCGCGCCCGGTTCGACAGCGACGCCCGCGCGAACGGCAGCTGGCGCTGGTCCAGCCAGTGGCATCCGGACCCCAGCGAGGCAGCGCGCTACGGCCTGCAGGGCTACTACAACGCTTACCGCGAGCCACCGCCCGAGCTGCCCGTGGAAGAAGCGAAGCGCATCAAGGCCATCGAGCGCCAGCGCCGCTACCTGGCGAAGAAGCAGGGCAAGCGTCCGATCGAGGACGACGAGGCCGAGCTGTTCGCCGGGGACCTGCTCGAATGACGCGATAAATCACGTACGCCGTGTACGGAAAGTCGCCCCGATCCCGGGGCCACGGCCCACGCCTTGGCTCGCGTGGATCACATCCGGACCGTCCGCCCTTTGCACTGCAGCGGCTCAGCCGGTAGCCCAACCGTTGTGACCCGTGCATGGGCATCCGTCAACTGACCGCGCTCCTGCGCCTGCTGCAGCGCCACGGCGTCACGAGCTATCAGCAAGGCGACCTGAAGCTGACGCTAGGCGCCCCGCCGCTGCTTCCTGGCGACCTGGGCGAGACCGAAGGCGCCGCGGACCTGATCGTCCCCGAGGGCGTCTTCGACCCGCGCAAGGAGATCGCCAAGATCTACGCCAAGCACACGAAGCCGGCGAAGGCGGCGGCCCAGTGAAGTCCCGCAAGCCAGAGGTGATGTCCAAGCACGACTTCAGCCAGTCGAGCGCGCCCGCTGACCGGCCGCAAGGCTGGTGGCCTGAGAAGGTCGACGGGGAGCGCGGCGCCGCCATGGTGGCCGTGGCCAAGCAGATCGAGACGTCGCCCGCGGAGATGATGCGGAACGACCTGAACCTGCTGTACGCGAGTATGTACGAGGGGCGCGGCCTCACGTCGCTCTACCAGTACGGGGGCGCCGCCACGCTGCAGAGCGCGGGCGCCATCGTCGGCGTGCCCACCGGTGACGTGACCTGGAACCAGGTGCGCTCGGTCGTGCAGACGGTGTCCTCGCAGGTCTCGCGCAGCAAGCCCAGGGCCCGGTTCGTCACCACGGGCGGCAATTACAAGCAGAAGCGCCGGGCGAAGAAGCTGACCGCGTTCTGCGACGGCCTGTTCCAGGAGGCGAAGACCTACGACAAGACGCAGCAGGTGTTCGTGGACGCTGGCGTATTTGACGTGGGCGCCCTGGAGGTCTACCGGGACGGCGACCGCGTCCGGATGGCCCGCATCCTGGCGTGCGAGATCCTGATCGACGCGAACGACGCCATCTACGGCACGCCGCGGAGCATGTACCGGCGCCGGTTCATCGACCGGTCCCAACTCCTGGCGAAGTTCAAGCTGCCCGCGCAGCAGACGGCCATCAACCAGGCGCACGCCCAGGACCCGCTGGGCCAGGGCGGCCGCGGCGACCTGGTGGAGGTGTACGAGGGCTGGCACCTGCCCTCCACGCCCAAGGCGAAGGACGGGCGCCACGTCATCGCCATCGCCGGCGCGGGCGGGACGCTGCTCGACGAGGTCTACAAGCGCGACTACTTCCCCGTGATCCTGTTCGTGTGGGATCACGCCCTGGCCGGCGCGTACGGGCGCAGCGCGGCCGAGGTGCTGCTGCCGAACCAGATCGCCATCAACACGCTGCTGGACAAGATCGCGCGGGCCCAGCACCTGGCTTGCGTGCCCCGCGTGGGCATCCAGCGCGGCTCCAAGATCCTGAAGTCGGAACTGACCAACAACATCGGGTCCGTGGTGCAGTTCGGCACCATGCCGCCGGTGTGGTGGTCGCCCCAGGCGCTGTCCCCCGAGGTCTACCAGCACCTCGAGCGGCACTGGGCCAAGGGCTTCGAGGCGTACGGCGTGTCGCCGAGCGCCGCCAGCGGCCAGAAGGAGGCCGGCGTCACCAGCGCCGTGGCCATCCGCGAGTCCCTGGACGTCCAGACGGCCCGGTTCGCCGTTCTAGCCCAGCGCTGGGAGCAGCTGCACCTCGACGTGGCCCGCGCGGCCATCGACATCGCCCGCGATATCTACGCCGAGAACCGGGAGATGATCGTCAGCGCCCCCGGCACGCAGCTCCTGGAGTCGATCGACTGGAAAGACGTCGACATGGAGGAGGACGAGTACGTGATCCAGGGCTACCCGACGTCGCTCCTGCCGCTGACGCCCCAGGGCCGCATCGACCGGGTGAAGGACCTGGTCGCGGACGGCATCTGGAGCACGCAGCGGGCCGAGGCCGCGCTGGACGACCTCGACATCGAGTCCGCCATGTCGGGCGCCCGCGCCGCGGAGAAGGACATCGAGCGCATGTGCGAGGACATGCTGACCGACGGCAAGTACGAGGGGCCAGAACCGACCATGGACCTGACGGCGGCTCTCCGGATCGGCTCGCAGTACCTGAACGTGGGGCGCATCGACGGCGCGCCCGCCAAGCACCTGGACCTGCTCTACCGGTTCCTGGACGACGTGGCGGCGATCAAGGCCAGCATCGCCCCCGCGGCACCCGCCGCCCCTGCTCCGGCGCCCATCGCTCCCGCGCAGCAGCTGCCGCAGGCGGCCTGAATATCCGTACGCCGTGTACGGTAATTCGGCGACCGGCCTGACCGGGGCATGAACATCGAGTGCAGCGTCCCTGAAGAGCTTCTGCGGCGGGAAGAGACGCCCTTCGACGAGTCCACGAAGTTCGGCGTGCGCATCGCCTACTTCCTGGGCGACGTACGCGTGGCGCTGTACGAGCGCGGCGTGCCCAAGGTGAACACCTTCCAGGCCGGCAAGGTGGAACTCGGATTCGCCGTCACCGAGGACATGGACGTGACCTACCCGGTGGAAGACCACCCACAGGCGTTCGTGTCGATCGTCGAGGCGCGGCGCAAGGGCAGCGACGAGATCCTGCATCGGGGTGTCAACCCGTTCATCAAGCACGGCGCCGTGGCGGGCGTGCACCAGGCACTTTTCTGAGAGGACCAGCACCATGGCGAACACCGCGGCGATCTGCACCAGCTTCAAGGTCGAGCTTCTGCTCGGCCAGCACCAGTTCGGCAGCGCGTCCCTGACGTCGCGTGGCAGCCTGACGGCGCCCACCGCCGATACGTTCAAGGCGGCCCTGTACCTGGCCAGCGGCTCACTGGGAGCCGGCACCACCGCCTATAGCGCCACCAGCGAGGTCAGCGGCACCGGCTACACGGCGGGCGGCATCAGCGTCACCAACGCCACCGCGCCCACCAGCTCGGGCACCACTGCATTCTGGACGCCCAGCGCCAGCCTGAACTTCGGCACCGTCACCCTCTCCACCGCGTTCGACACGGTGCTGATCTACAACAGCACCCAGAGCAACCGAGCGGTGGGCGTGTACACGTTCGGCTCCCAGACGGTCACGGCGGCGAACTTCACGCTGACCATGCCCACGAACGACGCGACCAACGGCCTGCTGCGAATCGCATAAGGGCAGCCCGTGGCGATTGCCTTCGGCACGCCCTCGACCGGTGGCGGCGTCTTCGCCCCCGGTTCGACGACTGTCCAGACGACGCTGACCGTATCCGCGGGGAGCACGATCCTCGCCGCGGTCACCACCGCGGGCAGTTCGGGAACCATCACGTGCTCGGACAACGTCAACGGCGCGTACACGGTCATCGACACGCTGACCGATGCGACGTTCACCAGCACCACGACCTTCTTCCGCTTCACAAACAGCGCCAGCGGGTCGCTGACCATTACGGGGAGCTTCCCCAGCAACAACTTCCCGATCATCTCGGCAGTCGAGATCACGGGGGCGGTGACCACGGGCATCGACGGCCACAACGCCGCCCAGCAGACCGCGGGCAGCGGATCCACGCTGTCCCCAGGGTCGTTCTCAAACGGCACGCAGCCGGCCCTGGTCGTCGGCTACAACATCAACGACACCGGCAACTGTGCCACCACGGGGGCAGCCGGCTACACCGTCGTCACGACCGGAGCGGCGACAGGCTCATGGCAGTGGCAGAGGGTCACGTCCACGGGCGCGCAGGCGCCTACCTGGACGTCGGCCGACTTCGGCGGGCACATGACGTTCGGCGTGGCCATCGACGAGGCGGCGAGCGGCGTATCCGTGCCATGACCGGCCTGTCCGC